AAAGGAATTAAAAGCAGTCAGATCAACAAACAAGAACAAGAGCTGATTGCATCTTTACATTCTAAATATTTCTACCACAATTTCTATTTGCCCTGTGGATGTAGTCCCAGAACTTGGAATCAATGGATAGCAGACATAAATAAATTATACGCAGGTGGGTTTAGAGACAATAAATAGATTTGAAAGAATAGTAGTAAAGTTCTTAAATGAGTTTGAGGATTGGAACTTAAAATGGTCAGAGGGTAAGTTTGAACACTATGATGCATCAGGTACGACACCAAAAGGACACAGGTGCGTAATGGAGATGAAGTTTAGAAACAAATACTATGAAGAAAAACTATTAGAAAAATACAAGTATGACAAACTTATGGAGATGGATAGTGAGATTGTCAAGCTCTATTTTGTATCTGATCCCAAAGGCACTTATTTATATTGGATAAACTATCTTGAGATGCCAGAGGTCAAAGAGTTATACTGTCCTGATACCACATTCTGGACTAAAAAGAAAAAACTTAAACAGGTGTATTTACTAACGGAAGATATGGCATCAATCGTACATAAAGAGTAGTTATTAGATATTGTCAATTATTATTTGTATATTGTCAATAAAATTATAATTATGTACTACAAATGCGAAACAAAAGAAAAATTAAATTCATATTTAGATAACCCTGATTTCGTTATATACGATGTCTATGGAGATAAACCTAATTCAAAGACCTACAAACTTGGTTCAGGTAGTTGGGTTGTATCAGGATATTTTAAGTCTGAATATAACTAGGTTTGTTCGCATGGCGAACATAACCCTTTAACTTAAAAATAAAATTATGGCAAAGAATAATCATTTTCCAATAGAAAATAAAGTTACAAATGATTGTAGAAAAAAAATACAAGAAGAAAAAGTAATTGAATTTTTGAAAGAGAACAGAATAATATTAGCACGACTAGGATATGAGATCACAAAAAAACAAGTATCTGATATATCTGAATGATAATTATTTCTACGAGATTGGATATATAAAAAAAGAAAGCAAACTTAAAAACTTACAAATGAAAAAACAATACAATCAGGGCAGAAGTCCTGAAAAAGAAGAACAAACATATCAAACATTAAAACTTGCATTTATTCTATTTGTTGTATCAATGAGTGCTTATGGCTTTATAAGTATATGGATATAAAAGAAAAGCAAGAGTTTGAATTGGCATTCAATTATATAGGTCAAGCGATGGCAACTGCTTTTGAGAAAGCAAGTCCTGAAAGAAAAAAACAGATTGGTTTGTTTATAAGTTGCATCAACAAGATGTATAAGTACACCAACAGGATAGAAACAGAATTAATATTAAAACAAACGAATAATGATACAACTTTTGGACGGAAAAAATTACTCCAAGAAAGAATTGCTCAAAAAAATGGTAGATGATACATTCTACTATGGAGAGCTGAACAAGTTAGCACTAAGTAGTTCGGCTATCAAACAACTAATGGATAGTCCTAAAACATATAGAAATATATTAAAATATGGAAGTCCTGAAACCCAAGCTCTTAGGGATGGCAAACTCGTTCATCAAGCAATATTAGAACCAAAAAAATTTAGTGAGCAGATATTTGTAAACGTATCTTCAAAGAACTCAAAGGCATACAAAGAAGCAAGAGAAAAATATGGAGAGGTATATACAAGAGCAGAGAAAGAATATGCTGAAAGGATCACAGATCATTTTTTAAGAAACGAATATGCTTTAAAATGTATAACTAATTCTGAGTTTGAGATTCCAAATGTTGGAATGGTATGTGGCTATCCTTTCAGATGTAAAGCAGATATAGTTACAGAAACAGGAATTGTTGATATTAAAACAACAGTAAGTAAAATAAAAAATTGGGAATATGATATAGATAAATATTCTTACGATGTTCAATTATACATATATTGTACTATTTTTAATATACCACCATTTGCCTTTAAGTTTTTGGTTATCAATAAAAAAAATTTAGATATAGGATATAAAGATGGTACTCAAAAAATATTTGATGATGGCAAACGAAAAACAGAATCAGCATTAAAAGATTTTGAAAAGTATTTTATAAATGGAGAAGATTTAGATAACAGAATAATTAAAATAGGAGAAGATTAATTATGAGTAAAGCAGATAAGATAGCAAAAGAAATAAACAAAATAGCAAAGGTAGATGTATTCCAGAATACAAGAAAAAGAGAAGTAGTAGAAGCAAGATCATTACTATCGTTCATATTATACAAATACGAAAAGATGACACTACAAGAAATAGGCAATCTATTTAAAAAGAAAGGTAGATCAGGCAATCATACAACAGTACTACATTCTATAAAGAGCTTTGAAACACATAAAAAATACAATACTAGAATACAAGATTGGTTGTTAGATATCACACTAAAACTAAAAGACCTAAACAACGATGCAAAGAGAGAGTTTATAAAACACAAAGTAAACTTTCTAAAAAATAAAGATGTGGATAAGATTGCAAAGCAAGTAGATAAAATGACACAAAATAAATGATCAAGGAAAAATATTTTGTAAAATCAATTAAAAAAGAATTGTGTAAAGAGTGGTTATTATATAAACATTATGCAAAACGTATGCCTATGGCAGTTGAATACTCTTTTGGATTGTATAATAATAAAATCTTACAAGGTGTTTGTGTTTATGGGCCTACAGCTCCACCTGTACCAATAACTTTATACGGAGAAGTAGGTAAATATAAAATTAGAGAACTTACAAGGTTGGTAGTAAATGATAATTTACCTAAAAACACTTTAAGTTTTTTTGTTTCACAGACATTTAATTTATTACCTAAACCTATGACATTAATTTCTTTTGCAGATTCTAACAATGGGCATCACGGCTATATATATCAAGCTACAAATTGGGGTTTTTTTGGTAATGGTGGTGGTAAAACAATTATTACAGATTCTAAAGGCAATAAAATACATAATATTACAATTACTGACAGGTGTAAAGTAGAAAAACTTAGTAGAAAAGAATATTTTAAAAAACACAATTTAAAAGAAATAGAAGCAAAACCTAAATTTAGATACTTGTATTTTTTAGGAAATAAAAAACAAAAAAAACGTATGAAAAAAGATTTATTATTAAAACAATTAAAATATCCAAAAGGACAAAACAGAAAATATGATGCAAGTTATAAAATTAGTGTGCAAAAAGAATTGTTTTAAAAATTAATTTAATTTTACGATATATAGATATAGGGTCGTTTGATTAATCAAAGTTTTTTCAAAAATGAAAGTAGAAAATAGAGGTGGAAAAAGAAAAGGTGCAGGTAGAAAACCAAAGGTAAAAGAGCAAGACCTTATAGACAAGCTTGATAGTATAATAGACAAAGAACAGGTTATTAAAACACTAGGACAAAAAGCTTTGAATGGAGATATGAGAGCTTTGGGTTTATATATGGGTTACAGGTACGGCAAACCAAAAGAAACCAAAGACATACACATCAACGAAGATGTGCCATTATTTATTGATTGATGAAAAAAGTTTTAGATGTTGCGTGTGGTTCAAAAGGTATGTGGTTTGATAAAAATGATTGTAGAGCTTTGTTTTTAGATAAGAGAGATATTACTTATACTGATGCAAAAACAAGAGCATATAAAAAATTAGAAATAAAACCAGATATAATTGGAGATTTTACCCAGATTAAACAACTTGATAATTCTTTTTGGCATATTGTTTTTGATCCCCCACACTTAAAAAGAAATAAACTAGGAGAAATCACAAAGAGATATGGTAAATTAGAGGATGGATGGCAGGATATGATAAGAAAAGGTTTTAAAGAATGTTTTAGAGTTTTAAAACCAAATGGGACTCTTATTTTTAAATGGAGTTCTATACAATTTCCCTTAAAAGATATTTTAGAGCTGACTGATCATAAACCTTTATATGGACATAGGTCAGGCAAAAAAATGAACACTCATTGGGTGGCTTTTATAAAGTAATGTTTACACAAACACAAGCAGTCAAAAGATTACGAAAACTAGACAAAAGAATCAAGATTATTAGAGGTGGTAGTTCTGCCGGTAAAACTATTGCAATACTTATGATTCTAATTGACTATGCAATAAAAAATCCATACAAAGAAATAAGCATAGTAGCAGAGAGCATCCCACACTTGCGTAGAGGTGCTTTAAAGGACTTTTTAAATATTATGAAGGGTACGTATAGGTACGATGAAAGAAAGTTCAATAGAAGCACTTTAAAATACGAATTTAGCACAGGCAGTTATATAGAGTTCTTTTCTACAGACCAACCTGACAAGTTAAGAGGTGCAAGGAGAACAGACCTATTCTTAAATGAGTGCAACAATATAGATTTTGAAAGCTATCAACAATTAGCAGTAAGAACTTCTGGAGATATATGGCTTGATTACAATCCTACAAATTTATTTTGGGTAGATAAAGAATTAATAGGACAGGATGATACAGACTTTATTACACTTACTTACAAAGACAATGAGAGTTTGTCAGATACGATTGTAAAAGAAATAGAGAAAGCAAAAGTAAAATCAAAGACATCTACATATTGGGCAAACTGGTGGAAGGTATATGGATTGGGAGAGATAGGAAGTTTAGAGGGTGCTTGTATTCCTGATTGGAAGTCAATAGATAATATACCTAGTGATGCTAGACTTCTTTGTGCAGGTCTTGACTTTGGATATTCTGTTGATCCATCTACATTCATAAGACTATACAAATGGAATAATTCTTACATATTTGATGAATTGCTTTACAGAAAAGGTATGTTAAATAGAGACATCAGTCATTTTTTAAAAGACAAACAAATCAACGAGAATATATATGCAGATAGTGCAGAGCCAAAATCAATAAGTGAGATTAGAAGTTATGGTCATAAAATATTCCCTGTAACAAAAGGTAGAGATTCTGTTATCTATGGTATCAACCTAATAAACCAAAATGAAATATATATAACATCAAGATCAAAGAATTTAATTAGAGAATTACAAGGTTATGTCTGGGATAAAGACAAAGAGGGTAACAATATCCAGAAACCAACGGGCATACATCCTGACTGTATTGATGCAGCTCGATATGCTTTAATGATGCAATTAGAAAATCCCAACAGGGGTAGATATGCAATTAGATAAAAAAAAGTTATTATATTTTGTCAGTTATTCAAAAAAGACTATATTTGAGTATAATTAAAAACAAAACAAATGAAAAATCAAAATTCAAAAAAAGTAAATCAAGATAGTTTGGTAAGGGCAATAGTCGATTCTTGGAAAAAACAAGAAAGAGAAGAAGAAAAAAAAGAAGAAAAAAGAATTGAAAAAGAATTACTCGAACTTTGTAAAAGGGTAGGAAAAAGGGTAGGAAATCTATAATTAAAAACAAAACAAATGAAAAATACACCATATAACAAAAATAAATTAGTTAAAGTAAATTACTACAATTCTAAAGATTTCTTAAATACTGCTCGAAAAATTTTAAATATCGATACAAACGATTTTGAAAAGATGTCTTACGAAGAACTATGTAAACTTAGTGGGGAAATGTACACGATTAAAAAAATGTTATCGTATGAAATTTACTTAAAAACAATAGAAGCAAATAAAATTCATCCTTGTATGCAGAAATACGTTAAGTACACAAAAGAAGGTAATTTTAAATGCTCTGTTACAGGCAGATACATAATAGTAAACAAATAAGGAATCAAATACTAAAATCTTAACTATGGAAAAAAAATATCTACATCCAATATTAAATAAAGAAGTTGATAAAGAAATTTATTTTAACTTTGTATTAAGCAAGGACTTTCCAGAAGGTCCACCAAGCGAGAAGATGAAGTAGGATTTTTAATTTTTAGTTAGTTGTTTGAGGAGGGTTTAATCGCCCTCCTTTTTTTTTGTCAAAAATCAATCTTCAATTTCGATATATATATATGAAGATTAAATTAATTGTTCCTACAGAACTTTCAGAGATAAGACTTTCACAGTATCAAAAGTATTACAAGATCCAAGAAGAAAATAAAGATGAGAGCTTTCTTGCAACTAAAATGATTGAGATATTTTGTGGCATACCACATAAAGATTCTTTTAGAATGAAATTAAGAGATGTTACAAAAGTTACAAATATACTTGGTGATCTGTTTAACAAGAAACCAAAACTGAAACAAAGATTTATGATGAATGGAGTTGAGTATGGTTTTATACCAAATCTAGATGATATGAGTTTGGGAGAGTATGTTGATCTTGATACTTATATCTCAAGTTGGGATGATATGCATAAAGCTATGGCAGTTCTATACAGACCAATAGATACATCATTTAGTGGTAAATACACGATTGAGAAATATAAGGGAGAAGGCCAAGAGCTGATGAAAGATATGCCACTTGATGTGGTGTTTGGTAGTATGCTTTTTTTTTATCGTTTAGGGATAGACTTATCGAGAGTTATGATGTCTTATTTTCAGGACAAGAAGCAGATGCCGTCTCGGCAGTTGGAAACTTTAATGGAAAATATGGATGGATTGGACAAATTTACTTCCTCTGTCAATACGATATTACAAGAGTTGAAAATATCACTAAACTAGGTTTACACGAATGTTTGTTAATGCTAACATTTATGAAAGAGAAAAACGAATTAGAAGCAAGAGAATTAAAAAGAAAATATAAATGAGCAATCAAGGAATAAGAGGTTTTTACCAACTGACAGATACAATCAAAACAAATTTGTTGCTTGATCCAAATGTCAATACAGTAACAACTGGAGATATAACAGAAATAGATTTATCTAAACAAACTATATTCCCTCTTGCACATATTATTGTAAACACAGTAACGGCACAAGAACAAGCTCTAATATTTAATATTACATTGATGGCTATGGATGTTGTCAATGAATACAAAGATGAAACAACAGATATTTTTGTTGGAAACGATAACGAACAGGATGTACTCAATACACAACTAGCAGTCATAAACAAAATAATACACTTACTGCGTAGAGGTTCTTTATATACATCTAAATACCAATTATCTGGTGATCCAGTATGTGAGCCATTTTATGAAAGGTTTGAAAACAGGTTAGGTGGTTGGGCTTGTACTATGGATATTCTAATTGAAAATGATATAAGTATTTGCTGATGGAATTACAAGAAACAAAAAAGGTATTGAATGATTTTGCAAAGTATGTGATAAAACAATCACGAGCAAATTTAACTAGAGGTAACAAAAATGTAAGTAAGAAACTTTATGAATCATTGGACTATAATATACTTTCTGACAATACAGGTTTTATATTACAATTCATAATGGAAGAATACGGAAGTTATCAAGATCAAGGAGTTAGTGGTACAAAGAAAAAATATGATACACCTTTCAAATACACAAACAAAAGACCACCTAGTTCAGCTTTTGATAAGTGGACTGTAAGAAAAGGTATAGCACCTAGAGGAGAGGGTGGTAGGTTTACAAAAAGAAAAAGTCTTAATTATATAATAGCAAGATCAATATTTGAACAAGGTATCAAACCCAGTTTGTTTTTTACAAAACCTTTTGAGAAAAGATTTGAAACATTACCACCAGAATTAATAGCAACCTTTGTAAACGACTTTGAAAAAGAATTATAATGGCAATAGAAAAAATAAATATAAACAGTCCTGTCTATCTTAAATTAGAAAACACAGCCCTAGCAAGTTGTAATTTGACACTTGCAATATATAGTGGTGCTTTTCAAGCAAGTCCTTCTACAACTTACGAACTTGTAAAGAATGAAGTGGGCAATAACAACTATGTTATATTTGAGATAGGAGAACTGATAAAAGATTACATCGCATATAGTTTTAGTGGTACGTTTGGTAGTAATGGTGTCAATGTTTGGGTACAAACGACTGCGACACCTAAAAACTCATCAGGTACAAGTCTTGATGCTATCAGCTCTATCTTTTTAGCTTTTGATGGTGTTGGATATTTTGAGGAGGGGTTTGATATAACAAGCTCATCAAATAGTGCAACAACGCAAACACTTACAAGACATAAAGGAAGTGTAACAAAGCTGATGTCTAATACAAAGATATTTAGAGAAACACAAGAAGTGTTATACATTCCTGTACTTGCAAACTTGAGTGTAAACTCTGGAAGTGATACATTGACAGGCGCAACTACTGTAAACTTCAAAAATGGTGGTACAACTGTATCAAGTGTAACAGTATCTACAGGAGTGTCAAACTCAAATAGTGCAATAGAATATGCAACAAGCACAACTGCAACACTTACAAGTGTAGATATAGTAACAGGTGGATCAACTGAAACAATAGAGATAGAGGAACAAGATTGTAACAGATTCACAAACTTACCAATAGTGTTTGTAAACAAATCAGGTGCATTACAAAAAGTAAATTTCTTTTTAAAATCTATAGAAAGTGTAAACGTACAAAAAGATGAATTTAAAAGCAGTACACTTACAACAGGTGCGACATATTCTATAAACAATCATCAATATAGAAACAGAAACATTAACAGTAGAGAAACAATTATACTTAATACAGGATATGTAGATGATAGTTACAACCAAGTAATTGAACAGATACTTACAAGTAAAAGATGTTGGATATTTCAAAACAATCAATATTTACCGGTAATACCACAAGATCAAAATGTTACATTCAAGACATCACTCAATGATAGACTTGCAAACTATACAATGACATTCAAGTATGCTTTTGATAAAATAAATACAATAAGATAATGAACGAAGTAAGTCTATTAATACCAGACATAGTAATAGACAATCCACAACCTGATCCAGATTTGTGGAATCTAACCACAACTAATTGGGAAAACACATTTAGAAAGTGGAATGAAATTAATCTTATTACAGACATAGATTATCAAAGACTTGATTTATTTGAAGATGAACAAATCAGTCTTACACAAACAATACAAGACATCAGAGATATAGAAAAAGTATTTACCGATTTTAGTAAGTCATTTAGTTTACCTGCAAGTAGTAAAAACAATTTGTTATTCAGACATTATTACAGATCAGACATTGTAGAAGATAGGGTTGCAGATAGTATATTCAATGCGAACTCTAAATTAAGAGCAATACTAGAA